TCCAAGGAGCGCCTTGCCTGTGGTTCCAGCGTATTGGTTGGCAGCACCGACAGGTGCAAGATATGCGGTGAGCGCTGGATATGTCCCGCTATTTGCTAGACGGTTTAACTCGCTAGTGAATGAACTACCTGCTGTGCCTGTTGCCACTATCTATACCTCGCCGTTTTCTTTGCTATTGACTTAGGTTGCTTGACGAATTGCTTACCCTTTTTATTTCCAGCAGCCTTAGCCTTATTGGTCGCAGCCTTTTCTGCTGGACTCAAAGCAGCCCAGGCTGCCTCTGGTAAATATCTTTTCTTGCCCTTTGATGGCTTGCCATCTGAAGTCTTCCACTTTTGTGCAGTCCACTTCTTAAGAGATTTTTGAGACTTAGCCAATGCCATTATTTGTAGCCTCCGCCTCTTTTCTTGTACTCAACCGCAAGTAGTTGAGCCTTACGTGCTGACCATTCTCCAGGGTCTCCACCCTTAGAGCCAGCCTTAATTTTGTTGAACAAGGCTTTACGCATTCCAGGCTTGGTGTAGTTACCAGCCTCATTAACTTTAGACTTTGTCTTAGGTTTTGCTTTAGCCTTTTTCTTTACCATTTGACTTTATCCGCCCAGTAAGCCGCAGACATCTTGCCTTTAGCAATGTTCTTTCTGTGGCGAGCCTTGAATGATTTCTGTCGGGCTGTTGGCTTCTTATCGCCAGTTACACCTTGTTGACCAAAGCGAATGGTCTTGACTTGGCTGCCCTCTTTAGCCACTACAACGTGGCTCTTAGTAGGATGGTTGGGAGTACGTTTAGGCTTGTTGAAGCCAGACACTCCTGCTCGCTTTAGGCGAGGGTCACGCTTGCTTTTGCTTTCCATACTCCCCATACTTTCCTAAGACTGCCTTGATACGTCCATCTTTACGCAGCCTTACTACCATTCCATCCTTAATCTGGATTTTGTTAAAGCCTCTGTGAGGCTTGTACTTTCCAGATGACATTACTTCTTTTTCTTCTTTGACATACCTGCTGAAGATAGAGCGATAGCAATCGCTTGCTTACGGTTCTTAACTACAGGTGCCTTCTTTGGACCCTTTGGGTCTTTGCCAGAATGTAACTTGCCAGCCTTAAACTCGCGCATTACTTTGGCTACTTTCTTTTGCTTAGCAGTCTTCTTCATTATTTCCACCAAGAATATTTCTGCTTCATAATCTTGTCGAAGGTTTCACCTTGATTTCCTTGTGAGGCTAAAGGAGGTGTGTTAGAGATATTGCCAATACGGGTCTTGCCCGCCTTTGGCTTTGGCTCTTCGACCTTAACTTTTTTCTTGGACATTACTTCTTCTTGCCCATCTTCTTCATCGCAGCCTTCTTAGGTGCAACCTTCTTCTTGGACTTCATTGACATTGCCTTGCTTTCCATCTTCTCAGCCTTGGCATACATCTTCGCTGCCTTCTTGCCCTTTGCTGTGTAAGGGAACTTCTTATCTCCGACCATTGGCATTTTATGCTCCTAGTTCTTTCATTACCGCTGCTGTTTTTTTGTTTATGTGTTTTGCTGGAGGCATCTTCTCGGCGTTGTAAGGCTTACCTAATGTCTCGCTAGCCTGTACTGCTTGCTGGATTTTGTCCATCGTAGTTCCAGCAGGTCGGATGCCTTGTTTTACTGCATCTGCATAGGCATCCAATTCTGTGTTATGACGCTTGTTAGTCATAAACTTGCGACTATCAGCATCACCTGCGTTCATCTGAACGCTTAGTCCCTTACATCCAAAGCAGCCGTCTACATACTCTGGATGGTATTCCCAGTGCTTCATAGTTGAGTAAAGTTCTCCGTAGTCACCCCAACGTTGGCATTAATCAATGCTTCGCGGGTTGCGTCGTCCACCGTATATCTATATCCTCCTCTATACACTTGAGGATAATCAGCAAGTGATTCATCAAGTGGATAGCGAATCTGTTGATAAGTTCCAGTAGTAGGATTCAGTACGATACTGATGCCCCTAGTCAGTTTGTAAAACTGAAATAGTCGCTGAACGCCAGTAAAGCCTTCATCTACCGTTGGTGGTAAAAATGTCCATTCAGCCATAAGTCCTCCTAATGAACTCACCGCCAAGCAGAAGTTTCAAGGCTTCTGCCTGACAGTCAATCAACTAGAGAGCAGCGATTGAGGAACCAGATGTAATGCGATACAACGCTTCGTCACGATAGACTGCGAAGCCAAGTACGCCGTACCAGCCCATTGGGCGGAAGCGCATCAACTTGTCAGTTACGTTACCGATAACAACGTGTGGTTCTTCAGCGACGGCTTCTGCCATTGCTTGAGCACCGCAAAGAATTGTGTTGTAAACGCGGGTTACTGGAGTTACAGTTACAACTGTGGTTGCAGAAACTGCACCAGTGTTTGCTGTATCTACAGTGAAGGTTGTGGTGTTGCCAGAGGTGCTGATTGCAGTAATCTTTGCACCTGAAGCGATACCAGTTCCAGCAATCTTGTCGCCAACTTCTGCACGAGTTGCGATAACAGCAGAAGAAGCAACACCGAAGGTGAAGCCTGCTGAAGTACCTGCAACAGTTACAGCGGTTGTAGCAAGAGCGGTCTGGTCTGCACCAGTCTTAGCATTGTATAGACGTGGTGATTCAACAAAGAATGCACCCTCGAAGTCTCCAATTTCGCCAGCCCAGATGTTATCTACTGCTGGGTTTGATTGTGCGTGGATGAAGTTCCAGCCCATATTTCCAGTTTCTGCACGAAGGTCGTGTGAAACGTCTGGGTGGATACCTGTCCAGTATAGAGAACCGCGACGAGCCTTTGCCTTATTGCTACGCAATTTAGCAACAGCCTTGCGGATGTCTGCAGAATCGATTGTGTCAGCAGCATCTACGTTAGCAACAGCGGTTGCGTTGCCTGCGAAAATGTTGTTTGAACCAGAGCGAAGAGTTGTCATTGCGACAGAGTCGATTGAGTCAGCGAGGTTGTAAGCAATGATGTTTGCAATCGCTGGGTCAACGTCTGCGAGTGAGAACAACTCGAGAGCGCGGGTTACGAGAACTGCGTTACCGTACTCAGAAAGAGTAATGGTTACGGAAGTTGGTGTTGAAAGAGCAACTGCATCTGGGTCTGTTGTTTCAGTCAGAGCGGTTGTTGCTTGTGCAAGGTCAACGTACTTCTGTAGAACTACGGTTGAGCCTGGGAATGCTTGGCGGGCTGGGCGCTTATCTGCGACTGAACGAATGAGTGGTTCAGAACGGAGCGCAAACTCTAGAAGACGGTCATATGCCTTCTGTACGAGACCAGCACCACCTACGGAACCTCCGAGAGAGGAGGCACCTGTATCTGTGTATGCGTTGGACATTGTGTTGCGTCACCTCCAAGTGACTATGAACGGTTGATTATTCTTGTGAACGCAATATGCTAAGAATCTCCTCGGCAGAGGATGCGTTGTTTAGACGTGATTCAAAGTCTTGCGCTTTATCGGGAGTAACCGCTCCCTGGGTAAGAATGTCTTGATTGCGTAGTGCAGCAAGATTGTTCTTATCTATTTCGGGGGCATCTGCAGTCTTGATTCCGAATAGGTCAGCATTATCATCGAGCCAGGAATTTACTGCCTCTTCGTTAATGTCTTCCAAGTCTTTCATAATCAGACGTGCAGCCTTTGCGTTTACGCCCTTCTTTTCTAGGACTTGACGTACAGTCGACTCTTTCTTTTCTTTGAGGAATCCTTCAAGTTGTTCTGAAAGTTCCTTGATACGCTTCTCGTCTGCTCTTTTGGCTTTACGTAGTTTCTTAACTAAGTCATTGCCATCTAGACCATCGTTGGTATCTAGTTCGTCGTCTTCGTCTTCCCAGTAGTTGTTGCTCATAGCAACTGTCCACCCTTCTATTCGTTGTTAGTCGCAAGCCTCAATGACCACGCGGGGACTGTGGGTTGGCTCTTGCTACCAGTCTGTTACGCTGGCGGGGCTGGTCGGTCCGCTCAGGATTCTCTTTTAGAAAGCGCGATTTGCTCTGCGCTGTGATGCCATTCCGAGTTCTGCTCGTCCTTGCTTAGCAGCAAAGCGGGCTTCTTCTTCGGCTGTTAGTTGTTCTAGTTGTTGTAATTCTTTTGCAGACTGAGTAATGACAGCCTTTTCTAGACCTACTTGACCGATATCTTCTGTTCTTGAGATACCAGCAAGTTTAGATGTTGTAGGTAGTGCTCTAGCAATCTGACCAAACTTAGGCAATAGAGACTGGAATGTTCCACCCATACGAGCGTATTCTTGCGCTCTCTCTTCGGTTAATCCGCCTGCCTTGGTAATTGCACCTAAGCCTTGCTGCTCTGCAGCGGCTAGAACTTCTAACTTGCCAAGTTCATCGACAAGGTCATCGACTCCCTTTTTACCTAGGAGGATTGTTCTAGCAAGTTTTGTTCTATCTACAGTTGGGAAGAATCTTCCTAATGTATCTTTGATAGCCTTAGGAGCCATATCGATACGCTGATAAGCCTTAGCAATCTTCTCGGCTATCGTGGTAACAGAGTTACCCATACCAATAAGTTCGCCAGTAAACTCTTCATTAGCAAGGTCGCCAAGATTTGCTTGATTCAACAAGTCAGCCATACCTGCTTGAGATGCTACATACTCAGCGATTGTAGGTACCTTAACTGGCTTGCCAGCCTGTCTTAAGTCTTGAAGTGCGTAGATACCTTTGAATCGGTTTGTGAATGCTGCAAGGTTAGGATTCTTACGAGCGTCAAGAAGAGCCATATTAAATGATTCTTGAATATCAGAACCGCTTCTGTAATACTTAGAAACTACATTGTAGAGTTCATCCATCCAGCCTTTAGCAGCCTCAGCCTCACCGAAGTACAAAGCCATAGTAGCCTTGAATACATCTCTGGCTAGCGTAGGACCACTTGATGTGGGTACGCCAGTGCTGCCAGTTCCTTGAGTGCTTCCAGTAAATCCTGTACCGCCAGTAAAGCCAGTTCCGCCAGTAAATGCTCCAGAGGTAGGACGTTGTCTCCATTCAAATCCACCGCCAGGTAAACTTAGTTTGTACCATTCATATCCTGGCTTAAGTCCTGTCGCTGGTGGTGTTTCAATCTTGCCAGCAGAGCCAGGTGTGGTTGAGATAAATCCGCCTAGACCAAGTTCTTCTCTTGCAGCCTGTGCCTCTTGTAGAGCCTTCTGTGCATCTACCTGTGCAGGGCTTAGACCAGTCTTAGGGTCACGAGTGTAGTAAGGGTCAGATGCTAATGGGGGAGTAGATGCAAGTGCTGCTGCATCACGTTGTGCACGAAGTCTTGACTTCTCATCAGCAAATACAGTGTCACCCATACTGATTGCTTCCTGAGCACTTTTCTGAGCATCTGTCTTTGGCTGTGCA